CACGGCCGAAGAATTTAAAAGTTTCAAAATGCAATTTGCTAACCCAAGCGACTCAGCTAAAGGGCTAGAAGCCTCCGGCGAAGCAAAAAGCGATAACACAAAGGAATTGGAAATGACTCCAGAACAAGTACAAAAAATGTTGGCCGACGCTGCTACTGCTGCCGCTCAAGAAGCCACAAAATCCCTGCTAGCTGCTCAAGAAAAAGCCGCTGCTGAAAAGGCTGCTAAAGCCGCTGCTGATGCAGAATTCGACGCTAAAGTTAAGGCTGCTGTTGCTCTTGCAACTCCAACCACAACTGGTGCTGAAGCTCTGATGGCAGAAGTTGAAAAGCGTTTTGCTGCTCAAGCAGACGAAACTAAGTCAGTTGTTGCTGGCCTAGAAGCTGCCCTAAAAGAGAAGGCTGCTGAAATCGAAGCTATTCAAAAGTCCAAAATGACTTTTGCTGGCGACAAAGCTGGTATGCAGTACGCAGACAAAGAAAAAGCCATCCTATTAGCCAAGATGACTGGTAAAGCTCTAGAAAGCACAAAATTCGGCCGTGAAATGGTTGAAAAGTACGGTGCTCACGTTCCAAGCGCAACTTGGGAACTAGAAGTATCTACAAACCTAGAATCTGAAGTTCGCCGTCGTTTAGTTGTTGCTCCTAACCTGCGCAACATCACAATGGCTACAAACGTTATGACTATTCCTGTGAACCCAGAAGCTGGTGTTGCAACATGGATGGCTAACACAGCATTCGGTACAACAGGCTCTGCTGGTAGCAATGCTACACACGCATTAAAAGAGATCACTCTAAATGCGTACAAAGTAGCTACAAACGAATATATGGCCTACGAAGAAGAAGAAGATGCACTATTGGCATTGGCTCCTATCGTTCGTGACGCTATGATCCGTCGTGTTGCTCGCGCTGTTGATCGTGCTATGCTACGTGGCGTAGCAAGTGGTTCAGACCCAGTTAAGGGCTTGGTTGAGTATGACGCAGTTAGCGCCGTTAACCTAGATATCTCTGATGCTACTAAGGCTACAGTTGCTACACTACGTGCAATGCGTAAAGACCTAGGTGCATGGGGTCTAGACCCAAGCGAACTAGTTTATATCGTAAGCACAGACGTGTACTACGATTTGCTAGACGACGAAATCTTCCAAACTGTTGACAAAGTTGGCACACAAGCTACTCTGTTAACTGGTCAAGTTGGTAGCATTGCAAACACTCCAGTGCTAGTAAGCGCTGAGTTTGCTGACAAGGCTGCTGGTGCTGCAGGCGCAATCTGCTTTGCTCCAGGCAACTTTATTGCTGGTAACCAACGCGGTTTACGTATTGATACTCAAGACTTGGTTGAAACACAACGCAAAGTCATGGTAGCAAGCCTACGTACCGGTATGACTCAAGTTACAACTAACCTAGGTGCTGGTGTTTCAGCTCTACGTTACGTAGCTTAATTTAATAAACAAGGCTCTTCGGAGTCTTGTTTTATAAGTGTATTATGTACACTTATAAAACAAGAGAGGTATGTTAATGGCAAATCTAATTACTCGTGCGGAATACAAAGCATACGCCAATATCTCCAGCACTAATCAAGACACAGAAATCGATGCAATCATTCCTAAAGTGTCGCAACTGGTAAAAACCTACTGCCGTCGCAGTTTTATTGACTTTGTGGATGAGGCTAAAACCGAAACATTTGAAGGCGGTTACGGTACGCTGCTGCTAAAAGAAACACCAGTTACACAAGTTATTTCCGTTCAAAAAAGCACTGACTATGGTCAAACTTACACAAAGTTGACCAAGTTTACAAATTGGGCACCAAGCGGTGATTACGTAGTAAGTATTGACCCACGTGGTTTTGAGCCATTAGTAAATGGGTATAAAGTTACTTACTTTGCAGGTTACGAAGCAGTACCTGAAGATTTAAAACTAGCTGTTCTAGATTTGGTTACCTACTATCGCAAAAACGATGGGGCTATTCACTCAAGCAAAGCACCTGGCACAAATGCCGTGCAGATTGAGTATATTTCCACTACTAGCCTACCAGCGCACATCAAGCGTGTATTAGACATGTACGTGGCGGATTATGTGTAATGGCAAAGAATGTAACTCTAAAAGATCTAATAGATGACTTAGATCCTCAAATACGTAAACTTTTATATGAAGAAACCCGTACAGAGTTAAATAAACGACCACACGTATTAGATATTAGTTATAAATCTTTACTAGTAAATAAAACCAGTGCCTTTACAGACACAGAGTTCAAAGAATTACATAATAGTTTATTAAAAGTAGTCTCAACTAACGCCAAAAGAGAATATAAGTCTATTGACGATCCCGCTGTAAAGAACAACTTTAGTAGTAAAACACCATACTTGGTGTATATAAATGGTGGAGATAACGTACAGCTGCTAATGGCTAAGTCGTATGATGCAATCGGAAATTTTATGACCGTTGTTTCAAAAGATCCTATAATGGTAGATTCTATTTACGGTCAGCGAGTAAAAAGTAAAAAAGAAATCTTAAATAGAGCCGGAAAATTTACTGGCGACTATAAGATAGATTATGAGCGAGCAGCACAGTTAGGGCACATAGGTACTGAAGAGGATGTGTACTTTACAAATCCCTTAATTGATAAAATAACAGGCTTACTAGATTTTGCCTCACTAAGCTCCAATAGGGTTTTAGAAAACTACGTATCAGAAGCTTTAAATAAAGTATACAGTATACAAGCTAATATTGATTATAACTTTAAAAATAACACGCCAGAAACTCTTGAAAAATTTGAGTCTGTACTTGGTAACATGTACGTTGTTATCACGCTACAAAGCTATGATGTAAACCAAAACTTTTCTAGAGCTGAAGCCCAAATCTTTCGTGAACTTGAAAGAAAAATATCTCAGCTAGCAAGTAAACAACTACTTGAAAAATTTCACTTAATTTCTGGCTCTAATACTTTATTACAAGATATTGAACAAGGTTTAGTTAATATATTGAAGTTTGGTAAAGCTAAACTAACCAAGCATCCTAAGCGACAGTCGGCTACACCAAAAAAGCTAATAAATAAACCGGCTAATTTGCCTGTTAATAGTGGTGCAAGGGTCAAAGTACCAAAACCCGCTAATGTTCCAGAAATAGGTGTACTTAACCTTACAAGGTTACTTGGTATTATTAACGGCCAGCTGCAAGATGCTATAAGTGCCAATATGGGTGACGGCAGTAGCCGTAGTTTACTCAACTATCGCACCGGACGATTGGCTGCCTCAGCCAAGGTTGAGAAATTAAGTGAATCGCGCAATGGAATGATCACCGCCTTTTACTCGTATATGAAAAATCCATATGCAACATTTAGTAGCGGCGGTCGTCAGCAAAGTCCACAAACTCGCGACCCTAAGTTGCTGATATCAAAATCAATTCGTGAAATTGCGCAACAGCAAGTTTCTAACCAGTTAAGGGCAGTTGCCGTATGAGTAAAAGAACTTCAATAGTAAAAGCACTCACAGAAAAATTCAAAGGTATTGACGGTAATAGTCCTTATCAAACTAATTTATTTGGTAATGCATATGCCAAACTAAAGTTCTGGGATGAGGTAGAAGATTTTCCTGCCGTTTATGTAACACCCGGATCAGAAATGCGCGAGTATCATCCCAGCGGATTTACTTGGGGATTTCTAAACATATGTGTAAAACTCTACTGTCGCGGCGAACTGGCACAACAAGAACTAGAGTATTTACTAGAAGACATTGAAACTTGTGTGGACGCTAATCGCGTGCTAGTTTATGACGAAACAAAACGGCACGAAACAACTGAAATACTAGTTCAGTCAATTACCACTGACGAGGGGCTACTAGCACCATATGCGGTCGGTGAAATCAATTTACAGGTTCGCTACGAGCTTGCATAATCATAACCAGTGATCTAGCGCAGATAATTGTCTAGCCAAAGGTCCGGGGTTATTAACTATATAAGGATACCCTATGTCATTTAATTTGATTCGCAATAGCAGAGTGTTTTTCACTACAAACGTGAACACTGCTGGAAGTGTAATTTTAACAGGACTTACAAAATCAAACACATTTGAGCTACAAGTTCAAGATGGGTTTAGTTTTAGTCAGGCCACAACTCAAGAAACTGTTACGTTAAACGAAGCAGGCTCAGCACCTGTACGTGGACAGCGTAGTTTTAACACAACACTAGAACCAGTAGACTGGAGCTTTAGCACGTATATTCGCCCTAAGTTTGAAGAAGCTACTGTGATTAACGCAGCTGCAGATGCTGATGACTATATTGGTTGCGAAGAATCGGTACTATGGAACGCAATTGCAGGTACTGGTGCAATCGGTGCCGCAGGTGCAGGTTGGACAGCTACTGCAGGCTTAACGCCAGTTAGTACTGTGGCTTTTGGTAATTCCAATGCTCACCAACTACAGCGTTTTGGTTTAATTATTGTTTTTGAAACTGCTGCTTATGTTATCAATAACTGTGCAGTTGAATCAGCCACAATCGATTTCGGCTTAGATGCAATTGCAAGTATTGCTTGGGCTGGTCGCGGAACTACAATGAGTCAAGTAGCTGCTACAACAGCTGTAGATGACTTAGTTAATGGTGAAGTAGACTTTACTGGTGGTTTAACTGGTAGTGCTAAAATTCGTGATGTTAACGCCAAGTACATTACCAACAAGCTGTCTACTATGACACTTGCACGTACAACTTTCAATGGTCAAGGAGCTAAAACCTACACTATTGCACTAACTGGTGGTAGCTTAACAATTGCCAACAATCTAACTTACTTAACTCCAGCTAACTTGGGTGTGGTTAATGCTCCAGTAGCACAGTTCACAGGTACTCGTGCTATTAGCGCCACTGTAAATTGCTACTTACGTACTGGTACTAACGAATCTGCTACATTGCTAAGTGACTTGCTAACAATGAGCAGCACAGATGACGAAAATCAGTTTAACTGTACAGTTGACTTAGGTGGTAGCGCTAACTCTAATCGAGTTTCACTACAGATGCCATTTACAATGTTGGGTATTCCAGCTATTAACTCAGAACAAGTTGTCAGCACTACAGTTACCTTAATGCCACAAGCCGGCAGTGCAACAGCATACGACATTGCTAACACCAACGAGCTTTCAATCAAGTACTACGCAGCTGCTTAATTAAGCACTGCATTTTCACAGAGACTGGCCTGATCCCCAGTCTCTCTTTTTCAATTATACTAGAATAACATGACCATTTCACTAAAATCCCTTTTGGTTCCTTCAAAATCTGTTGAAGTAGAGTATCCAGGCATGCCTGGGTTTAAAATTAACCTTGCGTTTTTAAGTCGCGAGACATTACTAAACATTCGCAAAAAGTCAACAAAAACTTCGTTTAAAAATCGCCAGGCAACTGAAGAATTCAATGAAGACTTGTTCCTACAGCTTTACGTAGAAAATGCGGTTAAAGGCTGGAATGGTTTTAAACTAGCTTACTTAGAGCAGCTTGCTCCTGTGGACTTAAGCGGTCAAGACATGAACGCAGAACTAGAGTATACTCCAGAAAACGCATTGTACTTGATGAAAAATTCCAGTAATTTTGACGGTTTTATTAGTGAACAGGTATCAGACCTGGGAAACTTTTCAACGACCAGCTCCAAGCAGTAAATGCACAGCTGGTCAGCTACTTGCAAAACAGCTCATTAAATATGACCAAAGAGTCGTATTTTGAAATGTGTGAGATGTTAGGCTCGGAGCCCGTTGAATCGGAAATACCTGTGGAATTTGATGACTTCCCACTTGAAATGCAACAAGCATTTGCGGTTTACCGTATGCTGCGAGACGAGTGGGATACCATGGGCGGCGCCTATTTAGGCAAGTCCCTTATTGGTATCAAAGACTTATTAGAAGCCACTGAGGTCGAACCTGAAGACCAAAAATTTATAGTCGTATTAGTACGTATGATTGATCAAGTCCGGTCGGATGAAGTCAACAACAAGCTAAAAACACAAAAGCCCGCTAACTAAAAATTGGCGGGCTTTTTTATGTTAAAAATTTTTTGGTTTGACAATCAGGTGCTTAGCTGTTATAATGATCTCTAGTATAACATACTCGAAAAAATTTTCGCCACCAATCCAGCAAGGAGTATAGATGGCCAGTCAAATAAAAATAGACTTAAGTGTACAAGATACCAGTGGTAGCCTTAAAAAGCGCACCAGCGAAACTCAGGCACTTAACAAAGAATTAGCACATGCACAAAAACTAGCAGGTGCTACTAAACCTGCAAGTCAGGCAGTTAAAAGCAGTTTTGGCGGAATACAAGGAGAAGGTACCGCCTACGGACAAGCACGTGGAAGCATGGGTGCTACAGGCGCTAGCGCCCGTGACTTTGCCAACCAAGCACAAGGTCTTGGCGGATTAGTTCGCCTATACGCTACATGGGCTGCTAACGTATTCGCCGTTAGTGCAGCTTTTAGTGCACTAAGTAACGCTGCAAACGTCACAAATATGATTCAGGGTATGAATCAATTAGGCATTTCTAGCGGCATAGCTTTAGGCAGCATGGCCCAAAGATTTGTTGAAGCATCTGATGGTGCAATCAGTTTAAAAGATGCGGTATCTGCAACTGTTAAGGCTGTATCAAGTGGATTGAGCCAGGCTCAGTTTGAGCAACTTGGCAAAGTAGCAAATAATGCCAGTAAGGCTTTGGGTATAGACATGGCCGATGCTGTAAGCCGTCTTACACGTGGTATTACTAAACTTGAACCAGAATTATTAGATGAACTAGGTATTTTTACCAAAGTAGGTACTGCTACCGAAGAATATGCTAAAAGAATAGGCAAAGCTGCAGGCAGCTTAACAGATTTTGAACGTCGCCAAGCATTTGCTAATGCCGTTTTAGCAGAAGGTACCCAAAAATTTGGTAATATCAAGATAGATGCAAATCCTTATGACCAATTAGCAGCATCACTAACAAACCTATCAAATAAAGTATTAGGTTTTGTAAATACAGCTTTAGGCCCTTTAATAGGGCTACTAAGCTCAAGCCCAACTGCATTACTAGAGGTTGTAGGTGGATTAGGTAGTTTGCTACTAAAGCAAGCTATACCAGCAATAGGACAATACAAAAACGCTTTAGCTGCTTCAGCCGATGAGTCAGAGAAAAAATGGCAGCAAAAAAGCGATGCTATTAAAAAGATAGAAAAAGATCAGTTTCAGTACATGATTAATATGTCTGAAGCTGAAGCAGACTCAAAACTGGCTAGTTTTGAAAAAGCTGAACAAAGACTTAAAAGATCAAAATCCAAATCTCAGTCTGGAGTATTTGATGAACGTAGTCAGAGTATACTACAAGGCACCACACTCAGTAAAGAAGATAGAGATTACTTAAAAGGTAAACAAGCAGAAGCCGCTGCCGCCGGTAATAGGCAATTAGCCAGTGCTTACAAAGAAGCTAGAATTGCTTTGGATAAGTGGATTATATCTGAAAAAGAACACGAAAAAATACTTCAACAGATTAGTGTTCAAACAAATAAAAATATTGATAGCGCAAATAAATTTTCGGCAGCTGGATTTGCCCGAGATGAATTAAACAGAGCCAAAGTATCTAAGTCTAGATCTGCGTTAATATCTCAAGCAGCAGAAGATGCTTCCACAGACACAATAGTACAATCTTGGCAGAAACTAAATAAGGGTATCAAAGAAGAAAAACTAACGGGCGCAAGTGGAGCACTTACTAAAATTGGTGGTGCCGCAGCTATTGCTACTACAGTAATTTCTAGAGCTGCTAGCGTATTAATGGGATTTTTTGGGACTATAGGTATAGTAGTAGGCGTACTTTCTACACTATATTCATTTGTATCAACTAATGGAAAAGAAGCAGAAGCCCTAGCTTCTGCTATTGATCAGGCAGATGAAGCAGCTAGAACCGCTACAGGTACTTTTGAAAAATTCAATAATACACTATCGTCAGAGTCATTAATGGCCAAGGCTAATGCTACTGTTGGCTTAGTAGATGCTATGGATAAGTTAGTTGATAAGTTTCTTGAATTTGATAAGGCGTCCGGGTTTATTGATAGTGCATGGGAAAAGCTAAAAGGTATAGTAGGATTATCTAAACAAGACGACGTAGCCAAAGGACTTTCTACCAATATAATGAAAGTTTTAGAGAACTTAGACGACCCTGGTCTGAAAAAGGATTTTGAAACCAGACTAAAATCTTTGCTATCAATAGATGAAGTAAATTTTGACAAGCTTGACGATGCTTTAGAAAAAATTGATCCTAAAAAACTAAAACAATTAACTAAAGATACTGAAGAACTAAAGGTAAAAAATCAGGCAACAGCTGCTGCCATATCTCAAGTCGGTGAAGGGTTTAAAAATGTAACTACAGCATTTACAGCTTTAGAAAATACTCTGAAACCTAATGACCCTATATCTACTTTTGCTAGTGCAATAGCTAAGCAATCGATATTGATGGCACAGGCTTTTGAAAATCCAAAAATAGCGGCAACAACCTTTCAAGATGTATTAAAAGATACTAGTAAGTTAAACGCATTTCCTCCTGATGCAGCAGCACAAATTTTAGCTGCAGCTAACAACTATAATAGTTTATCTGTGTCTATACAAGACTCCAAAGATAAAATAGCCGCATTACAGGCAGAACTAGATAAAGGTGCTGGAAGTTATACAGGTTTGTTTACAAGTCGAAGAGACGCTTTAAAATTAAAAGTAGAAGCAGATCAAAAAAGTATAATTGACTTAAGTAGTGTTATGCAAAAAGCTGCAAGTACTGGACTTGATTACGCTTTTAAAATATCTCTGGCAAAATTAAATTCAGCCACTGCTCAAGCAGGTATAGATCAGCAAAAAGGTCTTTTGGCCGCACTTCCTAAATCTGAAGCAACTATTAAAGCGCAAATGACTTTGGAAAATAAGTCTATTGATATTCGTAAACAAGAGATACAAGCAATATATAGTCTTACTCAAGAAATGAAGATAACACGAACTAGTTCTAAGGTTACTTCATTACAAGAAAAAATAGCCGAACTACCCGAAAGCAAAGCAAGCGAGCTTCCAGCACTTCAAAAAGAGCTGTCTTTAGCACAAGCTGAAGAAAATATTTATAGAAACAAAATAGCCAGAAAAGATGTTCCAGAAGAACTGCGTGGCGCTTATTTTGAGCAAAGCCAGTTAACTGCTGGCATGAGATCTCAGTTAAACGTACTGAATATAAATAAAGTAAGCAACGAGCAAAAAGCGGCGCTAGATATAAAGTTAGCTCAGTTCGAAAAAGATAATAAACTTGATGCAGAATACGTAAAAAATAAGCAAGCTTTAAGAGATAAAGAATTATCAAAAACTACGTTAACTATTGAAGAGCGCGCTAAGGCGGAAGCTGACTTTTTAGAACAAACTAAAGAACAAAGACTACGTCAAGCTACTATTGCTGAACGACAAGCAATATCTTCAGCTCAGGGTGTTATTGATGTAGTAACAAAACCAGCTATGTATGGTATTAGTGGAAAAGCTGCTGAAGCAGGTCAAGAAGCTTTAAAATCAGCAGAAATTGACTTGCCCGGGTACGAAAAAGCTCTAGTTGTTGCCAAAGAACGTTTTGATCTAGAACAAGGTACTACAAAAGCTGTTGCGGAATCAAACCTATTAGTAGCAACAACTTCCCGTGATTATGAAAGAATATCACAAATTCTTTCTAATAACGCAGCAGCTTCCACATTAGATTATGATATCAGAAAACAAGGTTTAGATATAGATCAACAGTCCTTAGATACAAAATTATCTTTAGGTACTATTACGCAACAACAATACGAAACTCAAACTAATTCTAACAAATTAAAAGAAATTGAACTAGATACTGCACAACAGCTAAATCTAGCTTTGTCTGAGTATATTACTAAAACTATTGCTTTTAATAAAGAATTAGCTTCGGGAAATATAACTGCACAACGCATAGCTGAAATTGAGGCTGACAGAACTAGTGCATTAAAATTTTATACAGATTCTACTGAAAAAATTAAAACTCAAAGTGTCGCATTAACAGATCAAGTTAATGTACTTGGAAAGCTTACTGTTAAGCAAAAAGCCTATGAAGACATATTTAAAAGTAGTTTTGATAATATGGCAGATGCAATTGTACAGTTTGCACAAACTGGTAAAATAAGTTTTGGTGATCTAATCAACACTATGATTGCTGATATTGCCAGATTTGAATTACGTCAGCAAACTACAAGTATTTGGATGGCATTACGTCCAGCCATTATGAGTATGATTCCTGGTAGCAGTACTGCACCAGAACAGTTAGGTGGTCCAGGAGGCCCTTCAATTTATGAAGCTAAAGGTGGTGCATACGACTATGGTATACGACAGTTTGCCAAAGGCGGTGCGTTTACTAACCAAATTGTAGACTCTCCAACACTATTCAAGTTTGCCAAAGGCACTGGAATGATGGGCGAAGCCGGACCTGAAGCTATTATGCCCCTAAAACGTGACGGTCAAGGCAACTTGGGTATTCGTGGCGGCAGTGGCGGTTCAAATGTTGAAGTTGTAGTAAACAACTACGGCACAGAAAAGGCCGAGACTCGTGAAACTGTGGACTCACGTGGCAATCGCAAGATTGAAGTAACCATTGGTGACATGACTGCTGGTGAAATATCTCGCAGTGGTAGTGCCTCACAAAAAGCTGTTGGCGGTACTTTTGGCTTAAAGCCTCAACTAATTAGGAGATAAAATATGGCCTATGCTTACATATGGCCACCATCCTTACCACAGTCTCCGCAAAAAGGTTTTGCGGAGACTGGCGGAGTTCTTGTACTAAGAACTCCTATGGATGCTGGACCAGCTAAACAACGTCGCCGCAGTCAGCGCGCACAAGGTTTGCAAGTTACTTTTTTAATGACCACCGCCCAAACTGTAACACTGGAAACCTTTGTACAAAATACGCTGCAAGGCACGGCCAGATTTGGGTTTACACATCCTCGTTTAAATACAGTAGTAGAAACCCGTATTGTTCCACAAGGTGATGGTCAAATGTATACTTTTACTTACCTAGCTCCAGGCTACTGGACAGTTAGCTTACAACTAGAAATACTACCATGAGTCGTTTAACGTCAATGTCGGCGGCAGCTATCAAAGCCGTATTTTCGCCAG